GTTAGAAATGGCATATAATAAATTCAATGATGTAGCATAAGGCACGACGATGACAACTGGCTTATCATATAGCGGTATAGTTCCCGGCACGGTAAGCTATGTCAATCAGATAGCCACAATGGCTGTCGTGGACCCTACAAACAGTGCCTTTTTGACTATTTTGCCACAAGCAATCACTTATGCCGAAAATAGGATGTATAGGGAAATTGACTTTCTTTTTACATCTATTGCTAATTTAGATTATAGTTGCACGGTGGGAAGTCGGCAAATTAACGTGCCAGCGGGTACTTTTGTCGTGCCAGAACAGATCAACATCATTACGCCAGTCGGGGCTACAAGCCCGGACAATGGTAATCGGGTGCCTTTGCTGCCGACAACAAAAGAATTTTTGGATCAGGTTTACGGTTCTGGTTTGACGGCTAATCGGGGTTTGCCAAAGTATTTTGCTCCGTTTGACGATTACACGTTCCTCCTTGGCCCGTACCCTGACGCAGCCTATACAGTTGAATTGATTGGCACCTACCGCCCAGATAGTTTGTCATCCACAAATCAAACGACATTTATTAGCCTTTATTTGCCTGATGTATTTATTATGGCATCTATGATTTATATCAGTGGCTACCAAAGAAACTTTGGTAAACAGGCTGATGATCCGCAAATGGCAGTCAGCTATGAAAGCCAATATCAGGCATTGAAAGCCAGTGCCCTTATGGAAGAAAACCGCAAGAAGTTCGAAGCAGCGGCATGGTCGTCGCAGTCGCCGTCACAAGCTACACCGACAAGGGGATAATCAATGCCCCATCAATCGTTTAAGTTAATCCCGGGCGTTGATACGACAAAAACCCCGGCGTTGAATGAAGCAGCCATATCTCAAAGCCAACTTATCAGGTTTGTGCCTGATCGAACGATGGGCGGTATTATCCAAAAACTTGGCGGTTGGACCAAATATGTATCCACGTCCATGGGATCTATTGTCCGTGCTTTGTGGGCTTGGGAAGACACAAACAGCAATTCCTATTTAGCTGCTGGCTGTGAGGGTCGCCCGGCAGGTGCTGGCGGCGCATTACAGGTTATTGAAAATGGCAATGCTACCGACATTACGCCGCAAGCCATTGTTTTTAATCAATCACCTAATTTTTCCACATCGACCGGCAGCAACCAAGTTACTGTTGTGCTGACTGGTGCTACAGTAACAAGTTTGGATTCAATTTACCTTGAAACACAAATTGCCGTTGGTGGATTGATTTTATATGGCCTGTATCAATGCACAGCAACTGGCACAGCAAATACGTTTTACATTTACGCAACCGATGCTCTTGGTAATCCTGCATATGCTACGTCAAATGCAGCTAATACCGGTGCTTTGCCTTATTTTACCACAACTCCGGCATCAGCTTCCGTAAACGTTCTTTTGACAAATCATGGTTATTTTGTTGGCCAATCGTTTCCTGTTTTAATTGCTACGACCGTTGATAATATTATACTTTACGGGAATTACACGATTAACACAGTTGTCGATGCAAACAACTTTACTATTACCGCATCCAATATTTCTGCAAGTGGTTCACCTGTTTCTGCGTATTTAAATTCTAACAAAGCATATTTTATTCAATATCATGCTATCCCACAAGGCGGGACCCCTAAAGGTTATGGCCAAGGTCCTTATGGGATTGGGGGATATGGTACGGGTATAGCAAATAGTGGTACTGTTGCGGGATCTTTCATCAATGCAACAGATTGGACATTGGACAACTGGGGGCAAATCCTTGTAGCAAATCCTCTAGGTGGTGGTTTGTTTATTTGGGACCCTACGTCTGGCGTAGGAAATGCCACGATTATCCCTCAGGCTCCGCCTGTAAATAACGGCATGTTTGTTGCCATGCCACAGCGGCAAATCATTGCTTGGGGCAGCACCCAAACGGGTATTATTGATCCGCTTTTGATAAATTGGTGTGATGTCAGCAATTACAATCAATGGATTCCGGCACTCACAAACCAAGCAGGTTCATTCCGTATTCCCAAGGGGTCACGGATTGTGCAGTGCATTCAAGGCCCACAACAGGGGCTTATTTGGACGGATGTTGGCTTGTGGTCTATGCAATATACTGGGCCACAATATGTCTATAGTTTTAACGAAGTCAGCACGGGCTGTGGTCTAATCGGGCGTAAAGCTGCTGGCTCCATGAATGGGATGGTCTATTGGATGGGCCAAAGCCAGTTTTATCGGCTAGGCGGCGGTGGTCCTGAGCCAATTAAATGTCCTGTTTGGGATGTGGTTTTCCAAGAACTTGATACTAGCAATCTGGACAAAATCAGATTTGCTGCCAATTCACGTTTTGGCGAAATTAGTTGGTATTTCCCCACCATAAGTTCAGGCGGCGAAATATCAAATTATGTCAAATATAACATATACTTAGACACTTGGGACTACGGTGCATTGGCCCGAACTGCATGGATAAACGAATCAGTGTTGGGCCCGCCTATTGGGGCTGGCACGGATTTTTATCTTTATCAGCATGAAACCGGATATAATGCTGATGTGCTGCCTATGAACTCATACTTCCAGACGGGCTATTTTGTCCTGACGGAAGCAGAATTTAAGATGTTTGTTGACCAGATTTGGCCCGATATGAAATGGGGCTATTATGGTAACACAAACCAAGGAGCCAACGTATTCTTTACGTTTTATGTTACTGATTATCCTACGCAAACGCCAACGGTATATGGCCCTTTTACGATGACACAGGCCACAAATTATATTACACCTAGATTTAGGGGTAGGTTGGTGTCAATTCGTGTTGAAAGTAATGACATCAACTCCTTCTGGAGATTAGGAAATATCAGGTATCGTGTCGCACAAGATGGGAAATACTGATGGCAAGTCTTGACGATATTTTAACAGCCCAGAAAAATGGTGTTGTTGCCATCAATTCCGTGGCACAATCTAATCTTCGAAGTGAGGGCAATGCCACATCCGCCACGGTGACAGCTAATACTTTAGTTGTAACGGGTAATGGTTATTTGGTTCGGTATTGTGTTTTGGTTGCCGGATCTGCTGCTGGCACGATAAACAATGCCAGTTCCATAACGAATGCCTCCGCATCTAACGCATTATGTGCTACAACAAACACAGTAGGCGTATATAATGTCGGCACGGTATTTACGAATGGTCTGGTTATAAAGCCCGGAGCAAGCCAATCCATAAACGTAACGTATTACGTTCAAACTTAAGGTGTAGTCATGCCATTGAAAAAAGGTTCATCCCAAAAGACAATCAGCGGCAACATCCGTGAGATGATCCATGCTGGCCACCCCCAGAAGCAAGCTATTGCTGCTGCCTTGAGTGTTGCCCGCAAAGCTAAAAATACTGGTGGTTCTGCACGTTCTGGATATTCAGGAGGTGGTAATCCTAATAAGAAAACTTGGGAACAATTAGATCAAGCCTTTAAACTGGGTAACTTGCCAGCACCACCTTTAGTCCAATACTCAGATGCTAGGGATCGTGCTGAAGCTGTGAGGGCTAATATTGCAAGAGCAAAAAGTCCCATGAATACATTAAACCCAATATCTGACTCATCAGAATTGGCACAAAAACTTGTTCCAGAAATTAAAGACCCTTATAAAACTATGGCTCTGAACTATCCATACTCTGGTTCAAATCTTGATATGGCAAATGCGATGGATGCCCGTGATTTATCAACGAAAACAGAACAGCAAAAAGTTTTACCGGCATCAGAAACACAATCCTTAACTCCTTCTTCTGACCCAGATGAAGATTCATTTTGGGCAGGTCGTGCCAGAATGAATGCTATTCAAAATGCCGCTCAAGAACCAAATATTTCTTATAGAAATCCACAACCGCAAACATCTGCCAGTGTTGGAAGCTCCTACCGTGCGCCGTCCAGAACGCCTTTGCCTCCATCACGTCCAACAAATGACACAGCTTTGGTTCGTTCGGGCCAAGGGGGCGAAGAAACTGCGCTGGACTTTATCCGTAACGCCCCAATCTATCAGGCACGTTTAAAGGGCGATAATTATACAGGGGCAATCCCAACCGATACATCATCAGACACAAGTTCGCCTAGTTTGGTTGATAGATTTGTTAACTACTTAAATGGCGATCAAGATCAAAACAGGGCCTCAGGCGGCGGTGTTAACAAAGAATCTGATCCGATGGGCACTGGGATGGGGTTTGCCAGCGGTGGCGCATCCCCTTACGGCCAATCATCATCATCGTTGCCCTACGGTGCTGGTTCTATGCCATTTAACAAAATTAAACTTCACACTGGCCCGATCCACAGCCCCGTGGCTGGACGGACAGACCATTTGCCCATGCACGTTCCTGCCGGATCATACGTCATCCCCGCCGATGTTGTTTCAGGATTTGGCGAAGGAAACACCATGGCAGGATTTAAAGCCCTTAACCGCACCTTTGGTCGTCACGGTGGCAAACCCCACTTCGCCGCAGGTGGTGCTGCCGAAGACGGTGAGGCTGTTCCGATTGTGGCAGCAGGCGGAGAATATGTTATACACCCTCATGCCATCAAAATTATTGGTGGTGGTGACATGAAGGCAGGTCATGCCGAATTGGACAAATTTGTTGTTCTAGGACGAAATAAAATCGTCAAAACTATGAAAAACCTACCCGGCCCGAAGAAGGATTAAATATGACAGATACAATGCCAGTTAGAACAGGGACACCTGAAGATATTGATTTTATGATGGAATTGGCGTTAAGTGCATGTGAAGAAAACGGATTTGTAGAACCAAACCCAGTAAAGTTGTTAAACGAATTGTGGGCTGCATTGACTTTAGAAAGTGGTGTGGTCGGCATTATCGGCAAAGTAGGTGAAAAACCTGAAGGTGCCATACTTTTACGAATTGTAAATATGTGGTATTCTGACCAGCAGATCATTGAAGAAAAAGCAATTTTCATTGATCCGCAGTTTCGAAACGCAAAGGGTGGCCGGGCTGGTCGCCTTTGTGAGTATGCTAAAAAGGTGTCTGATTCTTTAAAGCTGCCTTTGTTGATTGGGGTTCTTTCCAACCATAGGACATCCGGCAAGGTCAGAATGTACGAACGTCAATTCGGCAACCCTAGCGGTGCATTTTTCTTATATAATGCAACGACAGGTGGCTGGAAGGAAGCAGCGGAGTAAGCTATGGGTGGCGGAAAAGGTGGTAGCACCAGTACGGTAACGATACCACCAGAAGTTCTGGCACGGTATAATGCTGTCAACGCACAGGCTGAACAAACGGCGAAACAGCCCTTTAGCCCTTACACAGGACAATTTGTTTCTGGCTTATCGCCCACCCAGCAAGCCGGTATTTTGAACACAAATACTGGTGCAAGTCTTGCACAGCCATATTATGAAGCAGCGGCCCGTGGCACACAAGGTGCCCTTAACTCCACAACTCCTTATCAGGCTGGCGCTACTGCATTTACATTGGCTGGCGGGCAAAATGTTGGCCCGCTGACACAACAACAAATTCAATATTATCAACAGCCTATTACATCTTCTGTCATCAATCCAACTTTGCAGGCATTGCAACAACAGCAGGCAATGCAAAATTCTGCCCTTCAGTCTCAAATGATCCAGCAGGGTGCATTTGGTGGTAGCCGTGGCGGCTTGCAGCAGGCAGAATTGCAGCGCCAACAGCTTCTTGGCACGTCCCAAGCCTTGGCACCGATTTATCAGCAGGCATACCAAAGTGCTCTCCAGACGGCGACTGGGCAGCAAGGCGTTGTGGCATCTGACTTGGCCCGACAACTTCAAACAGGCCAACAGTTGGCGGGTCTTGGTCAACAAGGTTACCAACAGCAGATTGGGGCAGC